CAACATATCTGCTGGTCCTTTTAAAAAGGCATAAGTCTCTGCTAGACAGCAATATAATAGGCCATTAGGGAAATTCATGCTGATATAGTTAGTGTTGTCACTCTCTAAAAGAGCTGGAGCCACATTATAATGCACTCTAAATTTGTAGTTTGTATTAGGGGTAGGAGCTAAAAAGATACGCCCTGATGTAGTGTCTGATTCCCCTGTAGCACCACCAAACATAGCATAGTATTTTGGTTTACCTTGTGCTGCAGCTGTGCCTGTGATGGGTTGATATTCTTGTAAGTATGTTACGTCTTTTTTCTCTAACCATGTATTCGATCCAGTAAGCACGGCGCTTGAATCATAAACTTGTATACCTCTAATAAATACAGCTCCAGCTGGACAGTTGATTGTTTCTTGTCCTGGAACTAAATTACCTGATTGTTGCTTTCTATCCGCATCAATAGGAACATCTCTAAAAATTCTATATTGTGCATTTAAAATAATATTCTCTAAAACAGAATCAGATAACACATTAGAATCAACTTCTGTGTAACTTCTTATTTGTGTTTTTAATCCTGATGCGCTTAATCCTGCCATTATGCTGATAACGTAACTGGTCCAACGGAACAGCCGTTTCCTCCTCCTGATACTCCACCCTTTGTAGCAGTATCTGTATCAACTGTAAAATGAAAAAAATTTGCAACGGCATAGTCTGTAGAAACTCTAGCATCGTTTACATACAATCCTGTTGTAATTGCATACCCTGCTGCTTTAGCAATATTAGATCCTGATATGCCATCAAAACTTTCTGGGTCTCCAAATTGAGAAGTTCCGCCAGAGGCAGTAATAGCAAGAGGTGGTCCTCTAAATCTGTATGTCGTGCCATTCGTTAAACCATGACCTGGTGCAGTTACATTTATAACTCTTGATCCTGCTGAATAAGTTTCAAAAGCATCTGTGGGTAATAAATATGGCACTGCATTTTCTGTTCTTGCAGGTCTAACATTACGTAAAGATATAGAATCACCATTCATAGGTTTTGGTTCTAATTGAGGTTGTTTTGGTTCAAACTCGGATACATGAACTAGTGATCCATTCCATTCTCTAACCATCTCTTTGTATGGAAATTCTAAACCAGATCTATCTGATATTGCTTTTGCGTATTTACCTGTTGCAAATTTAGCCATTATGTTCCTGGGTAATAAGCTTTAGGAGTAATATACGTACTAGAAGCTGACCCGTCCTCCGCTAGTGCTCTTGCTAATTCATCTTCATAAGCTAGTTTCATAGCTTGTATTAATTGTGGTTGATACTTTTGTGCTAAATAATATGCAAGTCCAGATACCATGCAAGGCACAAATCTAAATGGCACGTCTGTTGCATTAGTATAATCACCCACATCTTGTATTCTTTTGATGTAATAAATATGCATGTCTTTTGATGCATTTGTAGAATCTGGTGTTGGATAAACGTGTATTCTAACTTTATCTATAAATCTCTCTACCCAATATTGATTAGGCGTACCCTTTGATAATTTATTTGAAAATGCTGCATAAGTAGATCTATCTACTTTTGTCATTGGTGAATCTGCTTGTGTTGTTTGTGTTCTATTTGCTCTTAGTTGTGCTTCTAAAACATCAGATATTCCATATACACCGTTTGGTGTAGATGTTGCACTTGTACCATCATCAGATGATCTAAAAAAATCGTAATCTGATTGACCTTCTATTAGATCAATATTTAAATCTGCTATTTCCCAATAGTGAATACCCCTGTTTCCCCATTCTTGAAACAAGATATTGAGAGATCTTCTTGCTGATTTTAATTGGTAACCAGCTACGTTCTGTAGTCCAATACGCTCAAAAGACTCTTCTACTATTTCATCAATAGCAAAAGTTTTGTCGAACGTAGCTGTTCCCGAAGTTGTATTAGCCATTCAAACTCCTACGATTCGTAAACTTTAATCCATTCACAAACAACTGTAGCAGTATCTCCATTGGTACATGCTGGTAATGTTATATTAACGTCTCCAGTAAAACCACTCGCTTCAGTGTTTTTTAATCCACCGAAGGAAGAATAGTCATATTCCATTTCACCATTTAATGTTTGAAAAGCCACATCTGTTGTAGCATCCCATAACATTCTAAGTGCATCTACCTGTGCTGTTACTGAAACATTAAAACTAACTTTGTTTAATCTTACTTTAGTACAAGATTTACCGTTGTTAGTTGCTAAACCAGATACATCAACAATCTTTGTTGTGCCACCTGTTCCATCAGAAACCACATTGTAGTGGGTGATAAGTTTTTTTGATCCGTCAAATACAGTTGTATTTAATACTGTGTCTGCCATTTTTTGTCCTCCTTTTCAAGAGCGCCTGCATCACCAGGCGCTCCGAGATTACTTATTAACTAGCGTCCGAAGAACTAGCTACACCAATAAATTTCATTACTATTGTTGCACCAGCTGCTCCTGGATCACCACTCAAAACTACTTCTACTTCGTCTGCTGTTGCAGTTGCTGCAGTTGTAGCTCCTCCTGACATTCCTAAAACTCCATTGCAAGGAAAGAATCCTTTAAAACCAGTTGAGTTTGTAGCTGCAGTGATTCCGTCTACGAAACCATCTGTGTCAGCATCAGTTCCGATGTCAACTAAGTTAACAGCGTTTGTTGATGCAGTTGTTACAGCTATCATAACACCCATTGGTATGAAGTTAGAGGGTATGCCGATAGATGATTCTTTTCCTGTAGTAGCACCATTAGCAACAGTTACAGTTGCAGTGTACTGAGAAAAAGTCATTTCATTTGTTAAGGCACCAGTTGTTGCGCTTTTTACGATTGTTTTAAAACCGTTTTCCGAACGTACCGGTCCATTAAATGTAGTACTTGCCATAATTATATCCTCCTAGTGTTTTCGATCATAGTCTCTAGGCCGTCGACTATACGCGTCTATGATCTTTTAATTGTATAGTGAGTTTGTTATATATTAGATTTTTGAAGAGTGCAAGAGAGCCTGTGATGAATGTACGTATTTCAACGATGTAGCTTTTATTTACGTAGCTACCGACGTAGTAGGGGCAGCATCTTCTATTTTATTAAGTTTCTGAGCTTCTACCGCTTCAGCTTGCTTAATATGACTGATGACTTGTCTAATTCTGTCATCAATCCTTACCATATCAAGAGTATATTTTTTCTCCTGATTATAGTGCTGCGACCACTCAAGTTCTAGACCTCTCTTCTTTGTGTAGAGTTCCTGAACGTGTGTCATTTATAACCTCCTCATAGGTTAACCACATTTTGGATTCATTGGTGAATCCATCTTTTTCCCATACAATATCATTTTGTCCTAGTTTGTCAACTAGTGCATTTTCAAAGGCTTTATCCTCATCTTCTGACACAAGATTAAAGTCAGCATAATAGCCGTATGCTCTGATTTGTACTCGAAAAGTTTTCATGATTCTCTCCCCTTTATCATAAAAAAAGGGGGCTTTCAACAGCCCCCTTTTAATGTTCTTTTAGTGATTACGCACCTTCTACACCGAAGATACCTCTAGGGTCAGATACACCAAATGAGTATCTTTCTCTAGCTTTGTATCTCACGTTTCCAGTATCGAAGTCACCTTCCATTGCAGTTGTTAATGGAGCTCTTGTGAACATTTTCATACCATTAGGTACGTCTGTAATGATGTAGAACGCATCAGAGTCAGTTAGGTAGTTGTTCACTCTATAACCTTGAGGAACCATACCCATTGATACGATTGCGTTGATATCATTATCAGCTGTTCCAGTTCTACCTTGAGATTTCATCAATCTCTCAGCTGTAAACTGAAGCTCAGAAGGAATAATCATTTTTACTCCTCTTGCTGCAACTCTAAGACCTCTTTCATCTGTCATAGCAGCGATGTCAATCATCGATTGCTCTAAAGATGTTTCGTTAAGATCCGCCTGAGTAGTTAAAGTGTTTTTGAAAACACCTGCTACTGTAGGGTGTTGAGTGTTAAACAAGCTAACGCCATCACCTGAATCAAAGTTGTCCGTTGTAGGAAGACCTTGAATTAGAGGTTCTACCGCTTTTACTTGTTTCGCATTGCTCATAGATCTTGCTAAAGCTTTTGTATATCTAGAAGCTAATCTATCATAGAGGTTATCTTCGATAGCTTCTTCCGTGATAGCAAATGCTAAAGCCACTGTCTCGTGAGTGTATCTAGCTGTGAAAGTTTCTTGTGCTTCGTCAAAAGACACTCCAGCACCTTCAGCTTTCACTTGCGCGTTTGCGAAACCAGATAACATTACTTCTTCTTCAAAAGCTCTGTCACTGTTTTCATTAGTATAAATTTCAGCATGCTGATTTTCATACCTTTTATATTCCAGGCCGAACAGGGCGTTCAATCCTGGCTCTAGTTCTTT